ATGTGCCGCCAACCCAAGAAGAATTAGATGCAGAGAAAGCAGCAGGCGTTAGAGCAGAACGTGATGATTTGCTTTTGCATGTTGTAGACCCAATGGTGTCAAATCCCTTGAGATGGGAAGAGTTGTCTGAGTCCGAGCAACAAGAGTGGCGTGACTATCGGACAGCACTCTTAAATATACCACAACAAGCAGGATTCCCCAACAGCGTTACTTGGCCTACAGCACCGTGAGGTAATAAATGCCGCTACAAAAGCTTCAGTTTAAGCCCGGTATAAATAGAGAAACAACCTCTTATACCAATGAGGGCGGTTGGTATGACGGCGACAAGATACGTTTTCGTTTTGGTATGCCTGAAAAAATCGGTGGATGGGTCAAGCGTAACACATTTAGCTTCTTAGGCTCTGCGCGGTCTTTGCATTCGTTTACTGCGTTGGATGGGTCAAACTACTTGGCCTACGGGACGCACTTAAAGTATTATCTAGACCTTGGCGGCGGTCTTCATGATGTTACGCCTATTAGGTTAACTTCAGCGGCTGGAGATGTAACGTTTTTTCCTATAGACGGTAGTTCGGAGATAACAGTTGCTCACACCGCACATGGTGCGGCTGTTAATGATTTTGTCACGTTTAGTGGTGCGGTCAGCCTTGGTGGCGCAATTACAGCTAATGTTCTTAATCAAGAATATCAAATTACTGAAATAATTGGAGACAACTCTTATAAAATACTTGCGCGTGAAGTGGAAAGTCTCGAAAACATTTCAGTTAATGGCGTTTACACTCCCAATGAAATAAATGCTAATTCATTCGATACAGGAAATGGTGGATCGTCTGTTGTTGGGACATATCAAATCAACACAGGATTGGACGTTGCTATCACAGGTACAGGTTGGGGTGCAGGCTCTTGGGGCCGTGGCTCTTGGGGTTCAGCTTCAAGCATTACAGCCAGTGTTGAAGAGTTTCTAAGAGCTTATGAGCAAGATAACTTTGGTGAAGACCTTATATTCAATGTAAGAGATGGTAACATTTATTATTGGGACAAAAGTGCTAACGTTCCTGTGGACCCTGCTGATGATTATGGTCGTGCTGTCACCCTATCTAGTTTAAGTACCGACAATACAACGCCTACAGTTGCAAAAAAGATCATGGTTTCTGACAGAGACCGACATGTTATAGCCTTTGGATGTGATGGAGAAACAAGCATAGGAACTCAAGACCCTTTGCTTATTAGATTTAGTGATCAAGAAGACCCTCTTGAATGGCAAACACTTCCATCAAACACGGCTGGTGAACTAAGAATTGGTACTGGTTCTAAAATTGTAACTGCAGAAGAAACAAGACAGCAGATTCTTGTCTTCACAGATAAGTCTCTGCATTCTATGCAGTATCTTGGCCCACCTTTTACATTTGGTATTAACTTAATATCTGAAAATATTACAATTGCAGGGCCAAGTGCAGCAGTATCAGTTGATGACTCTGTTTTCTGGATGGGACTGAATGAGTTCTACTCTTACTCTGGTTCTGTTCAGCGTGTTCCATGTTCTGTTAGAGACTATATCTTCAGTGATTTCAATACTGAACAATATGAGAAAGTTTACGCTGGAGTAAATTCCGCTTTTGGTGAGGTTTGGTGGTTTTATCCATCAGCGGATAGTACCGAAAACAATCGTTATGTTGTCTACAACTATCAACAGAATCTTTGGTATTACGGTGTTCTTTCACGAACAGCGTGGATGGACCGTGGTATAACCTTTAGTCCACAGGCTGCATCAGCAGGGTTTATTTACAGCCACGAAACAGGCTTTGATGATGGAAGTCAGTCACCTTCTGCCGCTATTACTAGCTATATTGAATCTAGCCAAATAGATATTGGTGAAGGTGATCAATTTGCATTTATTAGGCGTATCCTTCCAGACATAACTTTTAGGGATTCGGAAGGTAGCCCATCTGTAGACTTTACAGTAAAAGCTAGAAACTACCCCGGCGGTGCATATTTGCAGACAAATACAGGTGCTGTAGAACGTTCATCTACAACGCCAGTTGAGCAATTTACAAATCAGTTAAACGTTCGAGTAAGAGGGCGATCTTTTGCCTTCAGAGTGGACTCTGACAACACAGGTGTCGGTTGGAGATTAGGCTCTCCGAGGGTCGATATTAGACCAGACGGGAGAAGGTAATGTCTCGTAGACTAAACGTACCTTACTTCCCTTTGCCCCCAAGGTTTTATAGTCAGAATTACCTTGCCGAAATTGTTCGTGCATTCTCTGTTTATCTTGCACAGCAGCAAAACCCGGGAGAGGGTCGTAACACTACGCTCGTTTTAACGGATTTACCGCAAGATGATTATAATTTGGAACTTGGAGCATTGTTTGAGCAAGATGGTATTGTAAAAATAACCAGAGCAAATGCGCCACATGTAAGGGGCTTATCCACCACGGGAGAGGTTGGATCAGTCACGGTGACGACAACATGAGGCACAAACAATGGCTATTCTTGAGTCTATTGCGGCTGCGAACGCAGCTTTTTCTGTAATTAAGACTGCTCTCGGCAATGGTCGTGAGACTGCAGGTCTTATAGGGGCTGTGGGTAAGTTTCTGAATGCAGAAGAAGACGTTAAAGAAGCAATCAATAAAAAGAAGTCTAGTCCGATCACAATGATCACGGGTAGCTCTGAAGGTGATTGGGAAGAGTTTCAGCACTTAGAAAACCTACGTCAAAAGCGGCAAGAATTAGAGTCCTACTGTCGCTTGTATGCGCCACCGGGCACATGGGACCGTTGGCAGCAATGGCAAGCTGAAGCTCGAAAGCAGCGTCAAGCGGCTAAAAAAGCTGCAGAAAAGGCTCGTGAAGAGCGCATGGAGCTTTTAGCTACAATTGCGGGTATATCTATGGCTGCTATCGTGGTTGTTTTGTGTGTTTATTACTTAGGTGTATATTTGGATAGGTGGTAGAACTTAAAGAAATTAAGCCAAATGTATGGTGTGTGTACAAAAACGGAAAAGTGGTTATAATTACCACCCATAAGCGGATAGCGGAGCGATGTTATGAACAAGGAAAGCTACGACCTAAACGAAAACGGAAAAATTGATCCAGATGAACGGGATATCATGCTGGAAGATCGTCGGCGTAAAATGGAAGACGCTGACCACAAGCGTGATGCTCAACTTAAAATGACATGGTTTGCTTTATCAGGAATGATTGGATACCCGTTTTTAATTATCTTGGCTTCATATCTGGGTTTGGTTCAAGCCTCTGAATTACTTGCTGACATAGCAGCAGTATATGTCGTTGCAGTATCAGGTGTAACTGCAGCGTACTTTGGTTTTTCCAACATGACAGGGGGAAAGTAAATGTTACAAGCACTCATAGGGCCGATAACCGAACTTGCAGGTGGATGGCTCAAAGGTAAAGCCGATGCACAGGCTGCTTCCGCAAAGTTAAAGCTAACTGAAGCTGAAGCGAAAGCAAAGATTATGCTCTCAAAAGAAACTTCCATAGCGGACTGGGAGCGAATCATGGCAGAAGGGTCCAAGTCGTCATGGAAAGACGAATGGTTCGTTATTGTCTTGTCTATCCCATTAATACTGGCGTTTATTCCCGGCACTGAAGGTTGGGTTGATCGTGGCTTTGAGCAACTCCAGAAAGCACCAGACTGGTACTTTTACAGCTTGGGCATTGCAATAAGTGCATCCTTCGGAATCCGTGGAGCAACAGCATTTTTTAAGAGGAAGTAATATGGCTAAAGGTGAAGCACTCAAGATACTGCAAGCCAAGTGTGGTGTAACGGCAGATGGAGCATTTGGTCCGAATACCGCTCGTGCAATTGCAGACCATTATAAACTGTCGCCAAAGCGAGGGGCGCACTTGCTTGGTCAGGCTGCACATGAAAGCGGCAACTTTATGATTAGCGAAGAAAACCTAAACTACCGCGCCTCTACCATGTGCCGTGTGTGGCCTTCTCGTTTCGCATCAGAGGCCGAAGCCGAACCGTATGCCATGAACCCGCAGAAACTGGCAAACAAGGTATACAACGGACGTATGGGCAATAAAATTGGTTCTAATGACGGATGGTTGTACGCTGGAAAAGGTTTCATTCAGTTGACGGGCAAGGACAACGTTCGTGCATTTGCCGAACATATTGGGCGTGATAGCTTGGTAGATGACCCATCACCTATTGCAACTGAGCTTGCAATGGACAGCGCAATATTCTTCTTTGAGAAGAATGGTTTGTTTAATGTTGCGGATGAGGGCGTTAATGATGATGTGATTAAAAAGATCACAAGGCGTGTAAATGGCGGTTATCATGGGTTAGATGATCGTATTGAGAAGACCAAAAAGATTTATGGTTGGTTGTCGTAAGATATGCTGTGCCCTTTGAAATCTGCGAATAGTGTGTTAAAAAAGTATAAATGATGTTTGGAGCGTTTATATGAGTAAGCTAAGCGACCTTGTTAAAAAAGGCATAGGAGCCTTAACTGGTGGTGATATAGTTACCGACCTCATTGCGAACGCAGTCACCTCTAAGGTTTTGGGTGGTGACACTAAAGACGCTCTAATGTTTACAATGCTACAGCGGGGTCTAGGTGGAGATGGCCTTAATCTAGGAAATTTATTTGGTGGTGGTGCTGAAACAGCAGAATCAGGAATGAGTCAAGGTCAAATCGCAGCGGCATCTAATCCTTTAGTTAAATCTGGCGTTGACCGTCAGCTTGCAGAAGCAGCTATTAGAAAGTCTTTAGGGCAGCAAGCGACAGAAGCTATTTCTAAAGTTGACCCAGTATTCACACAAGGTGAAGGCACACTTGGATACGCTAAGTTTCTTATAGATGCAGGTCTTCTTGAGCCAGACAGTAAGATAGCGAATTTGTTAAACTCTAAGGTCGGAGAGGCGTTGGCGACTGGACTTGGTTCAGAGTTGCTTTCAAAATTTGACAAAGAAGAGCAATTGGGAAGCGGTGCCGCCGCTCGACCATTCGGCGGTGAAGGGAACGTTAACATTAATATTCCACGCAGGTATGCGGCTGGTGGGTTTATAGATGGGCAATATTTCCCCCGCCGCAACGGGGGCATTATGCCATCAGAAGGTTCTGGTCAGAAAGATGATGTTCCTGCTATGCTAATGGCAGGTGAATTTGTTCTTACAAAAGACGCGGTAAAGGGTCTTGGTAATGGTGATTCTCAAAAGGGTATACAAAAGGCTTACTCTATGATGAATCAACTAGAGAGAAAGGCGAACAATTATGGCTGATTATACACAGGAAAATATTCAGCGCCGTCCCGAATATATTGAGCGCCTTGAAAAAGCTCTACTTAGCGGAATTTTTGGGCAAGAAGCCACTGAGGACATATATGGTCAAGGCGCTCAATTGTCTGGTGATGCACTTCAAAGCCAAGCTGACGATGTTTTAAAAATGTCAACAGGGTTACTGGACCCTGATCTTAGATTTGACGCGACTGGTGATGGTCGAATCACTTCAGAGGATGCCAAACTGATTTTAGACGGGAGTTTCCCTGTTTATGAACAAGGCGCTCTTCTTCACAAAAAAGGCGATATGTATGGGGGTCTTCTTCAAGACAAAAATCTTTTCCAAATAGCTCCCTATCTAATGGCAGGTCAGCAAGGTCGTGCCGAACCTATTGGATATGATGAAACAACAGGTGAACCTATCTACAAAGAGGGTGAAAAAGCCGGAGATATTACTGGATTCGGCTTGGAGACATTTGCTTCACAAGCTCTTTCTGAAGATAAAGATAATGATGGAATCCCGGACTTCCTTGGTCGATATCAGCCATACTTTGAAACAGCGGGTGGTGCGGTCACTGGGGGGATTGAAGCCCTCAATCGTGGTTTAGGTACACTTGGTGAGGCCAAGACATTCTTTGGTCCTGCAGCAGAATATGTTTCTGGTGGCAGGGGCATGTATGATCCAAGCAGTTATGTCGAATCCTTCATGAACCCCTATACTGAAAATGTTATAGATGAAGTTGAAAAGGACATTGAGCGTCAGGGTGATGTTGCGCGTCAAAAGGGTGCGGCAAGTGCAATCGGGGCGGGTGCATTTGGTGGTTCTCGTCAAGGCATTCAAGCTGCAGAAATTGAAAGAAACATTGCAGACGCCAAAAGCAAGGCTACTGCGGATTTACGTGCCAGAGGATATGACCAAGCTCTTAAAGCCTCTCAAGATGCTTATCAGCAGGGGGCAACTCGTGAGCTAGAAGCTGGTCGATTGATGGGTGGTCTTGGTCAGTCTGTCGGTCAACTTGGTTCTCAGTTCGGCACCGTAGGTGGTCAA